GAAGAAGCCTTGCACAAATGTTAAAGAACAAAAAAGAAACTACTGGCATCAAATGCAGCTAGGCATGGAGTGTATGGACATAGATGAAATGCTTTTCTTCCAATGGTATAGCAATGATGAGCATTACCAGGAGTGGGTAGAAAGAGATGAAAACTGGGCTGATAGATATATACCAAAAGCAAAAGAGTTTATGGACTGGTATAAAGAGAAATGCAAAGATCCTGCTTTTATAGCTAGATGGTCTGAAGATAAGGCAGAGCCAGGAATAAACTACAGAACAATAGAAGAAGATGCTTACACATCAGAGCTGTCTTCTATCTTAACCGAACAAAAGGAGCACAAGGAGCGACTTGCTTTTCTTGATAAAAGAAAAAAAGAAGTTTCAGCCATGCTTGTAAAAAAACATGGTGGTGCCTTTTGTACCCCAACGGTGAAATGTCATATGACACAAGCCAGGGGTCGTATTAACTATACTCGTCTTGTACAAGATCAGGACATTCCCAGAGATGTGCTTGAGGGCTACAGATCTGAGGGTGATACAAGAATTTATACAAGATTAGTAGAGGAGAATAAAAATGGCGAATGATAAATCTGTAAATAAAAAAAGATCTATAAGTGCCAGAGTTGACATGGCAGTTTATGAAAAAATGCTTGAAGTAGCAAAAGATCCAAATCATAAATATTATGATAGGAAAGTTGCCTACATTGTTAACAAGTTACTTTTAGATTGGCTAACAAAGGAGAAATAAATGGAAGCTAAAAAAGATAATACAAATCGTGGAGCTGCATGGCGTAATGATGATGCTATTCCACCAGCTAAATTTTCTGTTAATTCAGAGAACAGGAAGCCTCAGTTTACTGGAAGCCTAGATGTAGAAGGCAAGCAGTATAGGCTTTCTATCTGGACAAGAGAAACAGACAAACCAGAGATGGGTAAAAATGGTAAGCCCCTGCCAAACCTTACATTTGCTATTTCAGAGCCTGGTAAATTTCAATCAAATAATGACAGCGGAAAACCTTTTCCAAATCAAAACGAGGAACCAGGTTTAACGGATGATGATATTCCATTTTAACAAGGAGAAATAATGGCTAAAAAAGAAGAAAAATTATTAAGTTTAAATATTGATAACGAGCTAAGAGAGTATGATGCTAATCAATTTTCTGAGGCAACTAACCAGAAAATTGCACAGATGCAATTTGCTGATCAGACCATTTTACCTATATTAAGTGAGCTGTTAAGGCTTGTAAGATTAGGAAGGGCTGTTGATGCAAATGAGCTTAAAACTCTTTTACCTAAGAAGTATACTGTAAAAACTGCGGAAAATGCTGTAGAATCAGAGGCAAAGAATGAACAAGGAGACAGTTCCTCTGATTAAGTCATATGGCTGCACATTTAGAAAAGAGTCTCTCTAATTCTGAGAGGCTCTCATCCGTACAGGGCGAATCATCGCTCTCTGGGTCTCCTTGCCGTGGAGTTTGCACAACAACCTACGGAGATCTCAGATGCGGATCCTGCGGTAGAAATCAAGAAGACATAACAAACTGGAATACATATACAGATGTTATGAAAAAAATGATCAATATAAAAAATGCAACGGAGGGTTACAAAATCAGACAATTAGAATCACAAGAAACAAGATGGAAGGAAATACAAAAAGCAAGAGGGATAGACAATCTTACAGTTGGCGATGTTTTAAAAAGAGTTTTAAACATAGCTAACTACCAGGGCGAAACAAATCAACAAGATCATAAGTGCCTAGACCTTCTTAGCAAAATTACTTCTTCTGACCATAAGTTCAATGACATATCTATAAAATCATTGATCTCAGAAAGTGACTATCAAGAAGTCAATAAAAAGTTCAGATAGAGCTTTTAAAAAAGACCTGGCTCTAGGAAATAAAATAGAGCAAAGAATACTTGCGAAAATACAAAAGAAATATCCATCAGCTGTATTGATCCCAGGCAAGTTTAAAAAGTATGACATTTTCATTCCAGAAAATGAATCCAAGGTAGAAGTCAAAGTAGATTATAAAAGCCAGGAAACTGGCAACATTCTTATAGAACTTTTTATGTTTGAAAAACCTTCAGCTCTTTTATCAACTACAGCAGATTTTTGGGTAATAGATACTGGCAAAGAAATACTTTGGACCACACCAAAAAAAATAACTGAATGCATCATGTTAAATAACATTCAATCTCAGGAGATCTTGGGTGATGGTGATAGCCAAAAAAAAATAGCCTGCTTAATACCAAAAAAAATATTTATGAAATATGTTGTAACATAACTTGACAAGTTAATGTAATCTATGTTTATAATGTATACATCATTAATTAATTAGGAGTGAATAATGAAAAAGAAAAGTATTACTTATTTTATAGATATCTTGGTTTGGGATCATGATGCCAAGAAAAGAGATGAGGGTCTCTTTAGACTGCGTATCAAAGGTGCTGATGACTGGGATATGATATTTACTACTTTGGAAGACTGTTATAAATATATAGCGTTCTTTGCTTCCAAGTATCATTTGGGAATGGAAGTTAAAACCGTTCTCAACAAATTTAATCACAAGAGGGAGGTGGCGTAATGAACTTAGGTGAAATAACCATGGATGCTAGAGTCAAAGTGCTTAGGTTGGATAAAAAATTTATAGGCACTAAGAACTATATGGGTGTTGCTTACTTTTGGGGACATGAGTATAAGCATACTATGAGAGATCTTAGCTATGCTAAAAGAAGAAAAATACATAATCTAGGACTTGACAGAGACATAGATTTTATCAAACCAAACAAAGAGGCGTGGTATTTAATTGCTGAGGTATTGAAATGCGACGTTAATACTTTGTGTAACATCAAGGAGGTGGCGTGATGGATAATATAGATAGATATATGCAACAAATGAATAACATTGATGCAGAGTATCAAAGAAAATTAGACAAAATTAGAGAAGAGTGGAATGAGCAGTTGCAAATATATTGGGCTCTTATAGACGAGGAGAGAAAAAAACTTGGCTTAAAAGAAAAGGAGGGAGACAATGTTAGTACACTTTAAGGAAGAACCTGGTAAGTTGGTCCATGGTGATTATGAAATCATATATGGGGATGAGGACAAAAGGTACAAAGTTAATTGGAGAAAAAAAACTGTTGCTCGTTTCTGGAGACTTAATTCAGCCAGGGGTTATGTTGTTGATGCTATAAACGAATCAAGAGCTGGTGAAGCTGAGAGAGCTCATAGAATCTTAGATCAACTGCAAAAAGTAAAACAAGCTGAAAAAGAGCTTTTAGAAGCTGAAGAGTTTTTAAAAGAGAAAAGAGATAATCTTTATAATCATAAAGCAAAGCTTCACGAAATAGAAAACGAGGATCAGTCATGATGATTGAACAATTAACTATAGCTGTATTGCTTTTCATGATGATGGCAATCTATGTGTGGAATAAAGATGAATAAGGGGGACACAATGAACAGAGTGAAAATAACCAAAGAACAAAAGCCATGGGATGATTACCAGGGTGCATTTGAAGATGGTAAATTTATTTACTATGACTTTTTAGAAGATGAAAATGGCGAGTGGATCAAAGATAAAAAATATTCCTTTAGATTTACTGACGAAAAATTTCATCAATACGAGACTTTAATTGTTACACCAAAAGTATTAGTGGTGTTGACGAATGAGACTGGCTTATCTGAAAAAGAACTTAAAAAATATATATCTGAAGTATTTTTTTTAGAAGTAAATAATTTAGCCAGGGATCATAGAAACAAAAAAGCCAGGGAAAGGAGAGCCAGACAAAATGGATAGACAAATTAGAAGATACAATGCTTTGCTTGCTGCAAAGAAAAAAGCAAAGGATCCTGAGTTTAAAAAACTTTGGCAACAAAAACTTACTGAGATTTTAATTGCTGACAACACAAGAAAAAGAAAGGGGGACAAAATACACTAATGGAACACAAAAATTTAAATCTAAAAGAGTCGCAAGATTTTATAAAAAAACATCACAGACATTCAAAGCCTTTGAAAAGACATATGTTTTCTATTGGTGCTTTGAACGACCAGGGAGATCTTGTAGGTGTTGTTACAGTAGATAACTGCTCAAGTGGTGGCTGGAGCAAAGTAAGATCTTATAAAGAAATTAGAAGACTTTGCATATTACCTGGAGCAGATCCTAACACAGCTAGTTTCTTAATAGGTAAAGCTACAACCGCACTTTTTGCAATGGGGTACAAAGCAGTAATTACTTATACGCTGCCAGAAGAAAACGGTGCTTCTCTAAAAGGTGCTGGGTTCAACATTTATAAAAGATCTACGATGAGATATGTTGATGGTAATCTCCAGGGAGGAAAGTATACTTGGTATAAGACTACAAAAAATACTGAGCAGCTAGAAGAAGAAAGAAGGTTTACAAATGAGTGTATAGATAACACAAAAAAAATAATAAATATGTGGGAAAAAAATGAAAAACTTAACTGATGCAATAAGAGAATATTATAGATTTAACAAAATGGGTAAGAATGACTTTACTTATAGAAAGTATTTTGAGCCCTTGTTCAAAGACAAAGATCT